GGATCTCCAACCAGGACGCAGCGCATCAAGCGTCAGGCGGTCGGTGCCAGTGATCTCCTTGACCGTGCCATCATCGGCGCGAAGCTCGGCGTACTGGATGTCGAACAGGGAACTTGGCAAGTCGACGCTTGCCTCTCCGGCCGTGATCGTGAATTCATCACTGCCACGGATCAGCTTGGCGCGAATGGCGCCCTCTTTCTCCGCTTCGGAAAACCATGGCGCGATTTCATCATCCGGCCACAGGTAAGGGCGAACCTTGTCCTGTGCCTTGGTCCGGAACTGATCGATTAGCTCGCGCAAGTTCATGGCTTAGTCCGTCCCGAACTGGTCGAACATGCCGGTGACTTTGGTACGCATGTCGCCGACTGACAACTTCTTGTCGAGATCCACGCTGAAGGTCGTCTTCGCGTAGGTGACGAGAGCGCCCTTGGTCATGTTGGCGATGGCATCGCGGGCCGTCTGGTCCGGATCATCGTCCTGGGTGACGGTGTTCTTCTTGGCTTCGGCCGGGGCTTCAGCCTCTTCCTGTTCGCCGCGAACATAAACGTCGGTGTGCTTGAGCATCTTGCGGGCGATGGCATCTTCGACGTTGACCGTCTGGTCAGGCTCGAACGCGATACCTGTACCATAGATGACATCGACAAAATTCCGGCGATGCCCGATGTACTTGACTGCAATCATGGTTTTCTCCGCTGAGAAAGGGCCAGCCAACCGGGCCAGCCCTTTTGCTTCCGTTTAGAGCGGGCCTTGCAGCACGGCATCGACCAAGACATCGATGATGCCAACGGCAGAGTCAGCCGCGCCGGTACGCTTCAGGACCAGATAGGCATCCTTCGGCAAACGGACCGGAGCCTTAGCGACTGTCGAACGGGTACGTCCAGTAGAAGACGTAGCCAGCGCCGAGAAGAAATAGGCTCCATCCTGCGGAACCGCAGTGGAATCCACGCCATCGGCGTACAGGAAACCAATATCGGCCGTGGTCGAAGCTGCAAAGGCATCCGACACAATGGCCTTGGCATCATACAGTTCGGTACCGGACGGCAGGAAGGCAATGCGAACGATGTCATTGACCTGAACGGCAGTGGCCAGGTCCGAGTTTTCGGCAACTCCGGTAGAGCGGGTCGTGAAGTTACCCTTGATGACGGTCTTGTTGCCCGCCGGATAAGTGAATTGGGAATTCTTCATCCCCTTGATCGAAACTGTACTCATGGTGCTTCTCCTTGAAGATCAGAAGAGGCCGGGATTAACCCGGCCTGCTTGCTTTTGGTTAGGCAATCGCCACAGCGGTATCGATGGCCATTACACCGAAGTCGGTGTATTCCTTCGAGGTGCCGCCGTTGTCGATCAAGAACTGGATCTTCGACGTACCGGCCATCATGCCGAGCAGGATTTCCAGCTTGTCGCCGTGGTCAAGTTCCTTCTCGCTGAAGAAGTACGAACCTTGCGACTGGCGGAACTTACCGTAAGCCTGGGCAAGCGCCTGGCCGCCGAGCAGCAAAGCGCGGTCGACGGCGAAGCCCGTGCCGAAAGCGGCCGGCACCAAGTCTGTTGCCGTTTCGGCGTTCGACGTGGTGGTAGGACACCAGCGCAGGCTGTTACCCGAGTAGAAGCGGATCGGCTTCGGCATCTTGACGATCAGAATGCCGTTCCACATGCCAGCTTCACCCATGAAGAGCGGGTTCTGCTTGGCCATATTGGCGCGGGCCATGGCGTTTGCCTGCCAAGTGCGGAAGTTCGTGGAGCGCACCAGCGAGGTGTACTGCTCGGACGAACACAGGAGAACGCGCATCGGCGCATCCTGGCTCATCTGGTCGCCCTCGAAACGAACCGGCGGCGGCGGCAGCGGCATGGAATCCAGCTTGGTACGCAGGGCATCGACCAGATCGATGTTCATCACGTCGGTCGTGGCGATGGTGATTTCGTTGCCAGCGGCGACGATGGGTTCGATACCCGAGCCGGTCGACATGAAGTGACGGTTACGGGTAGGCGCCTTGATCGTGTTGACGCAAATGTCGGAGAAGTCCGGATCAGCGGCCAGCGGTACAGCCCACTCGATGTCGTTGGCGAAACCACGGGCGCCGGCCAGATGGACAATGCTCAGTTGGTCTTCGAGGCGCGACATATAGTTGTGACCAAGCGCCTGGGCCAGCGAACGAAGCTGGTGCGGGGTACGCTGTTGGGTCATCTTGCCGCCGGCATTAATCGGCTTGCGGGTCTGGTTGATGCGCAGGGAGTCTTGGCTGAAGTCCATGCGGTCGCCCTTACCCTCGGCGTAGCGTTCGCCCATGATTGGTTTGCCACCAATCGGGTTGATAAGGTCGAACGTGATTTCATCGCCGGCAGTCTTCGACAAGTCCTGGCAACGAACGATCGGCAGTTCGTTACCAGACTGGCGACGCAGGACGGCTTCGGCATCGGCCTGCTGCGGCAACTTGCCGGTCAGGCGGTTAAGCGTGGTCTGGCGCTGCATGGAAGCAGCAAACAGACCGGCAGATTGAATCTTTACAGCCTGGGGGCTGCCATACGGAATGACTGTATCAGCCATGGTAATTCTCCTGAAGATGGATAACGCGGCTCACGCCGGGTGTGGGTACTGCTTAAAGAGCTTTCGCCATGATTCGCATAATCTCGTCTGGAGATTTGCTCTCAAGCGATTGAGCAAGGCGCTGCATATCCATGCTGCGAATAGCTTCCGATTCGTCGTGATGGGCTTTTGACCCAGCCGGCGCTTGCGAAAGGCTGGTAGCAACAGGGGCTTTAGCCTTTGAAATAACCTCTGCGGCCTTGGCGGCTACGTCGGCACTCGTTTGTTGGGTCGTACCCTTGTCGAACAGGGGCGCCACCTTGGCGACGGCTTGCTCGATGGCATCACCAAAGGCAACGCCTTCAGCCATCAGCTTGTCGCGCTGGGCAACCACCAGATCAATAGCGTCCTGATTGGTTGTCTCGGTGCCGGGCTTCAGGAAAGGAAACTTGCTGACCAGTGCATCGGCGCGGGCCAGTGCATCGGCAACTGCGATTTCCTGTTCTTCCTTGGCCTTGTCCTGCGCCGCTTGCTCTGCGTTCTCGGAACGCATTTCCTCCTTGGCAATGAGGCGATTCAGTGCGTCGGCTTCCTTACCCAACTTCTCAGCCAGTTCGGTATCCGTCGCATACATCGCTTCCCGCTCTTCACGCCGCAAACGAAGCAACTTGTCTTCGTTCGATTCGGTGTTCTGATTGGCTTCACCTTCGGGGGTTTTGTTCTCTGCCGGCTGCTGGGTCGCCGGGGTTGATTTCAGAGCAATCAATTCCTGCTCAAGCTGTCGTGCGCGTTCCCGTGCTGCTTCCAGTTCGGCAAAAGGAATGGTGTGCTGACCATCTTTAGCCAACACAACGGGTTCAACGACGGCGGTGGTTTCGGTTTCTTTCGGATCGACAATCACATCGTCGGGCGGATCGATGTTTTCCTCTACCACCTTCGCGGTTTCGGTATCGCCCTCCAGGGATTCGCCGGCAAATAGCCGCGCCCTGTCTTCGTCGGATAGGGCATCAAACGCCGCAGTATCCTGAAAGAAATCTTCAATGTTACGACCTGACATATCACGCTCCATCTTCGGGATGCCACGCCATCACGGCGTTGCAGCCGATCACTTTTCGCCGTGACGCGGTAGTGAGCGGTTTAAAACAGTGCTCCCCTCCTTACGGCGAGAAGCTCCAGCTACGGGATTAAGCTTGCTTCACAACAAGCAAGCTGAGTTTATCACTTGCAAGCAAATTGCAAGATGTTTTTATAGTGGATTCCGATTGTAACCATTACAGCTCCAGTGTCTTCCACTCGCCACGACTCAAGCCGCGATCATTGTTATAAACATTGGTCATCGCTTGGTTGGCATGGCCGAGCAATATCATGGTGTTGATACCCTGTGCGCGGCACAGTCGTTCGGCCAGTGACCGGCATTCGTGAAGAGGGGATTAGAAAACGTTGGCTGGTGTATCAACCTGCACGTAGTTTGTGCCATTGCATGTCACATGCCTATTTTGCGTCAGGGTTCCGCGTGCTGCTCCGATGTTGAAACAAAGGTTTCCGGCAGTCTTTGCTACCCCGGTTGCGCCAACATCAACACGAATGTCTAGCGATTTCGGGTTGTACGTTCCAGCAGCGCAGACGACACGCTTGGCATCAGCAGTAGATGGATACTGACAGCCTGACTCCCAATCGTTTACCGCCGTAGCTGCTGCGTTGTACACATGTACGACGGCCCCGGTGATGCTTTCAAAAGTACAGCCGTGACGAACAACATCGGCGTTTGAAGACAAGGCCAGTACGTCATACGTTGACTTAAAGCGACTGTTGTTCAGTACGATTTGCGGAGTATCTGTAACCGTCGATCCTTTGTTTATGATGCAGTTTCCGCCTTCAACAGACACATTGTCCATGCTTATCTTTTTAGTCCCGGCCGTAGTGCCCGCCCACATGACCAAACGGCCATTGCTTCCTAGCGCGTAACGGCCACCAACAATAGCCAGTTCCTCAACAGTGCCGTTCAGGATTAGTCCAATGCCCACCCCGCTCGTGCCTAGTGCGTCATTACTAATGCAGTTTTCTACAGTCAGTTTCTTCACTGTCGCATAGGCACCGAATGTCACATATGAGGATACGTCGGTCTTGGATTGCAAGCAACTATCGCGAATAATCAGCGACTGGATAGTAAGCGGGACAGTTCCCCCACCGTAACTCGAAATATTGATTGCGCCCGGCGCAGAAATCCCAGACAAAACCAACTTATTAATGCTTCCGCCGTCCGTTGGGTCACCGAATACATTTACGGTGGCATTGGCGCAGTACCCGGTGATATTCGAATATTCGACATCATCCATCACGTAACCAATATGTGAGAATATCTGAGCCAACGCTGTTGCAGATGTTCCAGACAAGTTCGAAGCGCGCACCCCGATAATGTCTCCGCCGCTCACATCAACCCAATTACCAGTTAGGTCGCGCGATGAAACCGCAACTAGATCGTCGCCAAAGTGCCCCGTTATTCCGTCAACTACTACGTTGCGAGCCGGTCCAAAAACATGCACTCCATCACTAAGAGTCTCACCGTGCAACCGCAATACTCTTCCGCCGAGCGTGTTGTACGTGAAAACACAGTATTTCAGGACAGACCTAAATGATACATCCTCAACTTTCCATCCACGGCAAAAAGCCATGATGACGCCCATAGTCCCCATATCGCTGGCGGATGAGCCGGTATTGAAGTCGATATATCCATTCTTGATAGCAATGTTTTCGGTCGGGAAGACTGCAAACCAAGTTCCGGAAGGCGATGCGGTCGGTTTCCTTGGGAGAGTGACTGTAATATTTCCAGAATCAACAACAGAAGCGACACGGAACACGCCTTGAAACGTCGAAGGTGTTCCCGTTCCGGCTGGAGTGCCATAAATACAAATGTAATCACCAACAGACTTACCGTGAGCCGCCAATCCTATCGTGGCGGTAACACCGCTAGACCACGATACGGTTACTGATACAGGAGTGCTGGTGTAGGACTCGGTAACAATTGAGTTCTGGAACGTCGTTGCTGTTCGCTTAAGTGTATTGCCACCAAGATCGAGAGTCGTGTTGCTTCCGATGATAAAACGGGCGTTATGGTAGATGACACCCAACCCGGTAGGAATCTGAACACACCCATGCCGGTCAAGAGCCGCTTGTATTTTCGATGTATTGGATGTTGCTGCTGCTTCGTCACCGGGAACTAGGCCGAATACTAAAGATAGGTTTGCACCCCCTTCCTCGCCACCGAAAATTTCAATCCTCCCGGTGAGAGTCTTAGTTGCTTGCATCGGGCTACTATCACTTCCACCAGATACAGTCCACGAAGCCGGATTGTTTCTGAATTTACTAACGAGCGAATCATGAACCTCGCGGCTTTGTCCAATCTTCCACTCAACGCGACTACCAGGGAAGTCCTCTTCCCATGCTGCTACTTTTGCTGTTACGAGGTACATGATATTTCTCATTTGTGCGGCCATGCCGCATGATTGTTACTCAACGATGCGCCAGTCTTCGGCAAGCATATCGGACTGAGAAGCAAGCCAGCCCATTAGGATTTCGCCGGTAGCGGTCTTCATGGTGATGCACGGCAGAACTACTGCGCTTCCTCCGTTCTGACGCGCATACTCGCTGTTGTTGTTCGACCAGAAATTTTCGGCTGCAATCTCCCGGGTTCCTGCGAATGCGTCACCACCTTGATTGCAGGACAATGATAACCACATGCCTTTGCCGTTCCATCCCATGCGGGCAACTCGGCTTCCTGCCTTCATCAGATCAAGCGCCATGCCAAAGGTCATTCCGG